TCTGGTTGCTATAAGAGATAAGTGTTTTCTCTGCAATTCAGTAAATTCTGATTCTGCATCATTCAATTCTTGAATTTTCTTTAATATCTTTTCATATTCAGAAAGTTCTTTTTTTTTGTTTCCACCGCTCGAATCGTCATCCGGAGCGTAAATAATTTTTGAAATTGACATTCATTTATTCCTCGTCTTTAAAAGGCCAAGTAATACCAGTTGTTTGTTCAAAATGTCCAATTGCTTGATCTAAAAGTTCTTTTGTTTTTTGAGACTTAGGATGCTCTGCTCCATATCTAATAAAGTCATCAAGATAATGCTTTTCAGCAACAATAGCTCTAGCATATGCTTGAACATCAATTTCCTCTCCACGTATAACAAATTTCAATTTGTTATCTTCATTTTCTTCTAATTGAGTAATATCTGCTGTTATAACAACATCTTCTCCATACATGTATCTTAGAAGAGTTTTATTCCATGATCCCATGGCCCTCATCCAATTTTCTTTTAAAAGTTTCTTTTTTGTAAAATCTATTTCAAACATTATGTGCACCCTCGCTTAATCTAATTAGTTAAAAAAGAAAAAACCCGACTATCTTCGGGTTTTTCTCATCTGTTGTTCGTGAAGTTTTTTTTCATCTTCAAACTGCTTGACCATTCTTTGGAAGAACCAATATCTTAATCCAACAGGTAGACTATAGGCCTCGGTAAAACTCCAGTTACCATGATGAAGCATACTAAAAATCTGCTCGTAAACAGATTCCATGTATTTAGGACTTAGGCCAAAGAAAGTCTGCCCCGAAAGGCACCTCCAATTCTTGCTTGTGATTACAAGAATGACAAACAAATTCATCATAAATTTTTAAAGAAGGAGCGACTTCATTATAAATTTTTCTAAGAAATTTTGAGTCGCCAACAGGCATTAAATCAATAAATTTTTCAACAAGGTCACGGTCTGTGATTCCATTGGCTGATTGTATCATCATCTTATATTGATCTGAGATTCTGGTTGTCTCTTCTTCATTGGAGAATTTTTTAATAAATTGTTTTTCTTCAAAACCAGTCAGTATTTTTATTTCCAAACTAACCTTTGAAGTAGGTAATTCTAGAAGCAAGTTGCCTTTATCATTAAAAACAAGATTCTCGTGTATACTTCCATTATGAACTAGTTTGTTGTTTAAGTCAAATTCAAAACTTTGTTTTGTCCCACAATTTGGACAAGTAATTCTTGTCTCATATAAGTTACCATAAGCCATGATTCTAGACTCTATTATAATCGCATTTTTATCTGCAATGACTAAATCTTCTGGTCTTATTTGTTTATCAATAATAATATTTTCCAAGAATTTGTCAACAGCAACACCTTCTTTTAGTAAAGATTGAGAAGAAAGAGTATCTTCATCTTTAGCCGTCATTAATTTTATTTCTATTGTTTCCTTTTCAAACAACTTATGTTCTTTGTTGTAAAACTTACCTTTTGATGGTAGTTCAACATAGTGCGTTGGTCTAACAAAATCAAATAATCCATTATGTTCACTACTATTTGTATTGCTAGGTTGCTCGGGGGCAACTATCCTATCTTTATTTCTATTAGTCATTTTTACCTCTATTAAAAAATTAATTAAATTGTTCTACTTCTAACCACTACGCTGCTAGGACTTGTTGGTTTAAAAGTGATGGAGACCATGACAGGCTCTTCTGATGAGTAGTCCATTGTACCAAACTCAACACTTTCTATAATTGGATCTGTTATGATCCATTCATTTACATACATCCCATCTTGTGAATTATCTTCTTTTTTTAGTGCAGCTTGGTTTGTATAAACTTTCATTATTGTTATTTGAGTAGGGGCGTACGATGTTTTCCACCTGTTGTCAAAGGCATCATCTTCGTGTAAGATTTCTTCAAAACCATCTTGCGAATTCAACCATTGTAAAATACTATAACTAGTTGAGTGATTGGGCGAATCCCATTTCCAAGTGTTTCTATTAAGTTTACCTCTTATGCCACTTGGTGATGTATAGGAAATGCCAACTAGATCATAAATATCTATAGTGAAGGAATTCCACTGACTAGGCCCGGTGGAATTAACAATCTCTCGGCCATATTGATCAGTAATGATTTCTTTACCATAAGATGGCAATTTTACACTTTTTGCTTCCCACAGATTATAAGAGTTTTCTCCTGTGGAAATTTCTATAAAAAAGTTGAACGATTTTTGTGTTGCTACGTTTTTACTTGTCCAAAATGTCATTAATTCCTCTAAGTAAAGTATGCTTTTCCATTTTCCATATTGCAACTCGCCCAATCATATTTAAAAGTTATAGAAATTTCTCTCATGTCTTCTGATGAATAATCAAAATCACCAAACTTAACGTTTGTTATGAAAGCATTATTAAGAGTCCATTCTTCCAAGACCTTTCCACCATCTTGACTAATTGCTTCTAATACTATGTTACCGTTGTTGCTTACAAGATCAGCTTTTGAAAATGTATCATAATCTGAATTTTTTTGTCCTGTTTCTGGAATCTTGTAACCCGATAGGTCAAGCAAGTTTAATGTTTTATTAACAACATCATCATCACCAGCAGGATCAATTAAAGTTACTTCTACATCACTCCATTTAATCTTACCGGGATAGTGAAAAACGTGATCACTAAAGTGGTGCTCAATTGATGTAATTTCAAAAGAAGGCGCTGTAATAGATTTGCAATACCAAGCTATTGATTGGGTAAATATTTGTACCCTAAATCTAAATTTTCTTTTTGGTTCTGTATTTTTATCTGTCCAAAAGGCCATGTTGTGTTACTCCTGTAAATTTTATAATAATTAGTTTTGTTTTTAGAATTCCACACCAGATCTAGAAATTACAAAGTCAATTGCAATAAATTCTATAGCTCTTGTTGGTTTAATAAATATTTTAGCATACATGATGTTTCTATCAACTAAATCAGCTGTTGTGGTTTTTTGATCTAAGACGAGTTTATATTCATCTATACCTAGTCTAGATTGAATGTCTCTTAGTACTCCATCTGCTTGGAATTTAAATCTATTCCAAGTTGTACGTACATTTTGATCAAACAAAATTGTGTTAGAAATTAAACCAATTCTGTACTTTAAGAAAATCATCAATCTTCTTACATTTATCCTATCTAAAGCAGAAGGAGTTTGTTGAAGAGTTTTTTGTCCAAAAATTACAATTTGATCAAGTGAAGGGAATCTGGCAATTGGATTGATATTAGAAGCATAAAGCTTGTCTCTATCATCTTTTGTCAAATGTTCCCATGTACCAGTTATAATAGGCCCTTCAGGTCCACCAAGTTCATTAATACCACCTCGGTTAAAACCAGCAGGTGCAAACCATAATTCAGATGCTCCTTGAGATTTAGCAAGTGCTCCAATAGCAGCTACTGTGGGAGGTGCGTATAAAACGTCATTTTGGCCTCCTACGCGGTCTCTAAGTCTTACCCAAGGGTAATAGGTAGCAGCGTAAGAATTGTTGATTAAACGACCATCTAGAGAGGTTACTGTACCATTGATGTCACCTGTTGTGACTGTTCCGTTGTTTTCGTAAGCTGGCTTGTAACCGCCGGGAATATCAATAAGTGCTAAGAAGTCTTGACGATCAGCAGCAATTGAAAGTATTTCATCTGTTACATCTGTTTGTGTTATACCTGGGATTGCTAATAAGTCATATTCTACTGTTTCTTTGTCTGAAAGAGTTTCTAGTGCTTTAAAAACTGAGTTATAAACATAAGACGAAACTCTGTTTTTATCTGTTAAATTTTTATTTGAAAATGGCTCAACTTCTGTTAAGTCCAGCCCATTATGTCCACCAAATAGAGGAACAGAAAATTGTCTTACTTTCTTGTCAAGTAAACTAGATAGTCCAAGTAAACCTGAAATTGATTGTTCATTCGCACCTGCTTCAGTGTTTGAGTATGACCCAGATGATAAGAAGTAACTACTAGCATTGACGCTCCCACTCTTAATATCATCTAAAGAGAAGATAAACGAATATTCTAATGCATCTGGTAAAGACACATTCTCTCCAATATGATGAGAAAGAGTATTAGAAGCATTTGATGGAAGAACTCTTACAAGATCTATATATGAATCGTCTCTTCTAGTTGAGGTACCTTTATGGTGTCTAACACCGAATAGTTGTGTTGGAGCGTAGTTCTTTCCATTTGAGTTTGTGCTCTCTTCTGTTAAGCGAAGTGATGGGAAAGAAATTGAGGCTGTGTAATCTGTAGGTAGATTTGCAAAAGTTTCTGCGTCTCCACCATGGCAAGCAAGAACTTCGTTTCCAAGGACAAAGGAGTGAGCAAAATCATCTGTATCTGTACCAGCAGTCTCAACAGCAGAAAGATTACTTAAAGACTCGGTAGCACTGATATTATAGAACGGCCCTTTATGTTTAGCAGTTATAGTAACAGTTTCACCTCCTGTTGTAGAACCATCATAGGCAAAAGTGTAGTTGTTTTTTAAACGATCACCTGTAACTCCATCTCTTAGTAAAAGCAAAACTCTTTGAGCACTACCAGCAGAATCAGTTTCAGCACTTGGGTCAATAGTTACTGCTTTATCATCTCCGATAGAAGCATCTGTTGAACCAGCAGTATTGTCAAATGTAATTGTATAAGAGCCCTCATCATCTCCAAAGTCTAAGACAAGGCTGCCATTTGATGGAATTCCTGTTCCATCAACGCCATTACCAAATGTTAAAACAATAGATGCTGCTGTTCCATCATTCTCAATATCGTTCAAAGATTGCACACCTGTTGAGCCATAAACCAATGAAAATCCTTTCGGACGAAGAGGCCCATAGAATCCAACAGGAAGAGCGTGACGATCTTGTAGTTGTTGGTTTTTTACACCAGAAGCTACTTCAATGTAGATGTAGTCTGATTTATTTGTGTATTCTCCTCTAACATTATACTTGAGGTTACTAGAATCCCATGTAAGATATTGATCTCCAATGATTTTTGAAATATAATTTTCTGATGAAGGGTCAAGAGTCAAACCAGAAAATTGTTCAACAATGTTTCCAGCTTTGTCTGAAATTTCAAGTGTAAATGTTGAGTTTGGAACCAATTGATTTCCAAGAGATAGGTTTCTGATGTTGATGTGATAGTTGTTTTGTAACCACTCTCCGTCATGCAAAGATGTGCAGCGAAATAGCTTTTCTTGACCTTGGGAATCTGAAAGTCTTCTATTAATAAACCAACCCGTTTTTGCCGGTTTCATATCTTTATAGTGATCTGCATAGTTCAAAGAACCAGAGTCAAGTGCAAGAAGAATTGCCACTTGAGAACCAGCTGTTGTTGCTGTGTTTCCTGCAACTGCAACTTCGTATGACTCACCTAAGAAGTATTTTTTATCTGAAAGTCCAAAGTTCTTGTTTGCTTTTCCAAGTAATTGTGGGTTTGTGTTAAATACGTCTCGAATGTATTCTCTAGAACCGGGTGTAAGATCGAATGTAAACTCTTCTGCGGCGGCAGCCCCGGTACCACCTCCAGGATCACCAGTCATTTTATCGTCTGCGGTGTAAAGGCACATCTTAAATCTGTTTGCTGCACCGGCCAAGGAGTTAATTAAAGTTCCCGCTGATGCGGTTGCGTTTGATGTACCAGCAATTGTTCCAGAAAGCGTTAAGGCAGCACCTTGCGTGTAGAATACAGCAGCAAGCGAACCGGAACCAACGTTGTCGGCTGTTACATAAGAAGAAGAAGGAATAATAAATAAACCATAGGCGGTGTTTGTTGATGTTGGTAAAGCATTTGGATTAGCAGCGGTGCTAACCGACCATCCAGCAAGCTCTGCATTAGTATCAGCAGCAGAATTAGCTTCTCCTCGTAATCTTACAAAAGTAACAGGTGTTGTCTCTGAAGCAAGATGAGCTTGAGCGGCATAAACGCCGTATGTTGGTCCCAAAAGGTTTCCATTTCTCCAGATGTCATTATCTTGAGATCCTTTTCCAGAAATTCCTTTTCCAAATATTTCGTTAAAATCATCTATACTTTTAATTTTTATAGGTTTCATTGCAGGACCAGAAAGCGATCTTC